CGATTTTCCCTCACAGAGGATTTGTATAGGATACGACATCATCAGGTGCAGTATTTCTTACGACATCCAGCACACTCATGAATTCATCTACCGTATCACACTTCACTACTCTTTCATCTCCGTCACTAGAATAAAGATAAAAAGTTCTTTTCAATGTGTCCACCACACATTTAGTCAAGTATTCATCATCCATAGGGTCAAAGGTGGCTTACTCTATGTAGTATAGCACACTATAGCAGATTGTCAAAGTGTCCTCGTGTTCACATTGTCAGCATACTTGGGATCATTACCCTCCCTATCAGGTCTATCCTCATATGTTTCTCCTTCATATTCCACAACCAAAGCATTGACATCCTTTCTCTCTGCATACACATGATAAAAACAATCTATAGGGATTCCACTCTTGGACTGAAGATAAATCTTCTCTATATCCCATCTCTTTACAATGATATCCTGATGAGCACCGATTGGTTGTAACTGAACACTAATACTATTCATATGAACCAAATCTTTCCAATAGTCTGGTAGTATTATCTCTTTTTCATTTCTCAATCTTCCTCTATAATATACACCAACCTCTGGTCCTTCAATACAAGCATGTGCTAGTCTATATCCCTCCATTTCAGGGGAAGGATGCTTCATGTCAAACAATTTAGGAGATTTATCTGCTACCTTATGTCTTTTCTCTAATCTACCAGTAGAAAGACAATCAACTGACCCTGTAACAAATAAATCACCAGTAATATACATATTACCTTGGGTCTTAATAGCAGTGGGTTTTGGTCCCGAAACTCCCAAAGCACTTCGAGGCATTATACAATCAATATCTTTATTACTATTCTTACCAACCATTAAAGTTGCTTCGTTCTTACCAAAATCTTCTTGATCACCAAGAACTACTGGTCCTTCAATCGCTGCTGAACCATTGATCCTTTGCCACCCTTCTTTAATAGCACGATAAACTCCAGTTCCTACTCGAAGTTGTCCTCCTATTTGTACGTCATCAAATTGCATGTGATTTACCTCCTATGCGTATCTATCATAAGGTTGTTTGTCAGGATTCTGTTCTTGCCAGAACTTCTGTCCACCCACTTTAGAATCCTTTGATGCTACTGCATCAGTTACTCCTCTAATTATAGAACCATACATCTCTAACACTCCATTCGCAACCATCTGACCTGTTCCTGGTGTAGCAATTTTATACATTGTCTTTGCAGTAACAAGAACTTTTTTAGATTCAACAATAACATTTTCACTAGAAGTTAATTTTATATTACCTTTGGTCTGACCCTCACCCATAGCAACCAATTCAATATCAGTTCCTTGCAATCTTATCTTACCATTAGTTGCCTTAATAGATATATCTCCATTTACAGCAGTTATTATAACAGCATTCTCTGCCTCCTCCATCTTACTCCCACACTCCACCTGAAAAGCACCAGGAGAAGTAGATACTGTCCAACCCTCTCTCTTACCATCAACATCCAAACTTAATTGATGCTCACCGTCAGGAGTATATAATCCTGGTCCAGCAGTTACGTCACCTTGTTTATGAACACGACCAGATTGAAATGATCCTTTATCATTTCCTAATCCAATCGCTGTATAATTCTGCTTTGCAGGAGTATCTCCACCCCTATTATTCTTTGATGTTAAACCTCTTTTCATTCTTAATTACCTTTAATACGTAAGATTATCAGGTGTGCCTGGAATATTAAGTCGTGGATCATTGCTTCTGATATCAGAACCCTGTCTCTGAATTGCAGATGGAGGTGTAGTTACCTGTGCATCAATACTTTCTTGTAGTGTATCATATACCTGAACCAATTGTCCAGCTGTTTCATACCATCCAGCATATTTAATACCCTCTTTGTAGAAGATAGCACCATAGTAAGGTTTACCATCATAGTATCCAGTCTGTTTGAGTCCAACAAGATCAGTAACCTGAAGTAATCTATCAGGATCTACATCTACTGGAGTTCTTCTAATAATTAATTTAGGTATAAGTTTTCCAGGTATTCCAGTAGATGTTGTTATTGATATATCAGGTGACTGTGTAAATCCAGCAGTAGGTGGAACAGGAATATCTATTACAGCACCAAACTGACCAAGTTTTGGTTTAAAAGGAGGAATAACAGGATCTCCTGGACCTCCTGTAATAACTACTTCATCTTCAGGATCATAATTTATACCAGGATCTTCTATTATAACTTCAGTTAATTCCAATGTAACTTCATACTTATTACCATCATCAGGATCTGATGGTGGTTCATATCCATTTCCAGGATCAATAGGGATTATATCTTTTACAACACCTACACCTTCAACTTTTTTAGGACAAGGAGGTGGAATCAAATGTGCAGAAACTAATACTGGATTCTCTTTCCAAGATTTTGTAACTGGTTTACCAGTAGAATCTGTTCTTACTACCTTCATCTTCTTTCTAATTTCAATAGCAAATCCACTAGGATTTTTCTCCCATATATAACCGACAGGTTGCTTAAACAAAGCATCTATAAATCCAACTGGACCACCAGATGCTTCTGTATAAACAGATGGTTTTACTGTAAGAGTATGCTTTCCTTTTTCTACTAATACTTTTTTATAATTACCCATTCCAGTCATGTCTAAACTATGTCGTTTATCCCTATCAAATTCAGTTTCTGTGGCTTTTCCTCTATACTTATTAGATGCTATCTGCTTACCGTCAAGGAAAAGAGTTGCTGAATGATCATTCTGAAACTTAATACTATACTCACCAGTTTCAGGGAAATCAATATTACTCCATGAATATTCAACAACTTCAGTAGTTGCATTATCTCTCATAGGATTAGGAGAAACAGAAGCCTTATTCATAAAGGAACCCCATCCACTAAAATTCTTATGGTATAGTTCAGGACCACTGTAAACAACACCATCCTTTACTGTTCCACTACCAGTTCCACCTTGCATAACATTTTTAGTTTCCTTTTCTAAAACATACTTGGCATTCAATCCATTAATATCAAAGAATCTACCTTGACTTGCAGAAATAATTACATCATCCCAATACTGTCCTACACCACCTCCACCTGCATCAGTTCCTGGAATATCCTCCATCTGAAGAACATTGTCACCTTTAGTTCTTAATGCTGCACCCTTATTTGCCCCACCTAATTTTTTAGATGTTGTTGATGTAGTTTTTCCTGCCAAAGTTACAGTATAAGTATGACTACCAATACTTTCTACAACCCATCTATTCTCCGATGGTCTCCAATTTAATTGCCTCCAAATAGTATCTTTAATCTGAATAGTTTCAAGTACTCTACCACTTCTTCTAGGATTATCATCCCAATTATAAGTTAAAGTAACCTTTACTTCATCTCCCTGAACCTCAATGCTACTTCCATCGGAAGAAAATTTAGCAGTACCACCTATTACATTATCAATAGTGAAAGCACCAGCAAATTCATTAGTTTGTCGATCAAAACCAATATTACCTACTCTGTCATCATATTCTAGTCGTCTATTACTAACTCTACGTAGAGATCCAGCCTTTAATTTTGTATATGCAAGAGGATATGAACCACCTATGGTAGATGTAGAACTTTCAGATCTTATAGTATTACTTCCTATCTTAACATCATATACTCTATCAAACTCAACCTGTTTACTAAACGTTTCTGATACATTCTCCTCACCATATGTTTTCTCAATAGAGATACCCAACCCATCAATAGATGCTGTAGCACCATACAATGTTGATGTAGAAAATTTAAAATCAACTTCATTAGTATTCAATGCTTGCTCTACTTGAGTTCCAATTGCTGCCCATCCTTGTGTAGTAAAAACTCTTTGATCTATTGAATCATAAGTTTCCTGACCAACATTACTTACATCAACTGTTACTTCATGCTCTCCTTCTTCAATGAAAATCAACTTCTCACTTTGAGTAGATACTCCAACAGTTTTTAATTGTTCATTACCATCCAATCTAATAACAGCACTATCATCAGCAGCTACCTTTAACTTATAAAATCCATCATAAGGAGCATCAATCTTCCACGTATTACTATAAGTCTGACCACCACCAGAACTATTCTCTTCACCATAAGGTTTGACAGGAGACATTGCATAACGATACATCCTTCTACGATCCGAGAAAGGATACCACTGTTCTTCTTGTGCTTTAAATCGAGTAGACCAGAAAGGATTAGGAGGACATCTTCCTTCTTGAACTGGTTTAGGTTCTTGTGGAACAGGAGGATCAGGAGCCTCAATTGATAATGCAACACCCATTGGATTTTGATTCCATGATTTCTTAGAATCAACTTCCTTCTCTGTAAATACTGTAGCAATATTAATTGCTAAAGACATTGGATTGCGACCAGTAGCACCATACTTTCCACCACGAGTTTGTTCTAGATCAGCTATGATAGTATAAACACCTGCGGTAATAAACTTCCTATAAGAACTAGTACCTGTGCTAGTAGAAGTGCCTGGAACAAATCCTTCTTTGTAGATATTAACATCACCACCAATTCTCAATCTAACATTATCATCTACACCAATTCCAATATCATACTCTCCACTTACAGGAAAGTTAACATTATG